CGATTCATATTATCCCCTAAATAATCCCATCTTTGATGCAAGTTGATGTAGCCCAGCCGAGAGAGGAAGTACCATAAAGATTTTTATATTCTCCCATGTTCTAGCATCGGACTGTTCTTTTTCAATTTGATTAACACGAGCTTTCATCTCCCCACGGAATTCTGTGAACTCGCTATGGAAAGACATAAGCTTAGACATTATTTGGTCGTTGTCGGTTGGCACAAAGGATATCCTAGATTAGTACAAACACCACATACGTTGAGGCCGTTGGCGTTCCCGCAACGATTGCAATAACTCTAACAGTAACAGTGTTTGCCGAAGTAACGAATGCTTGAATACAAAAGCCAACACCTGGATCGGTGTTTGGTACGACTACTACAGCATGGCCTACAGCGGCACCAGTTACAGTTACTGTGCCTGAAGCTGCGGCACCTGCTGCTAACGCCCCACCACCTATACTTCCTGAGAGCCCATATAGCGCTTGCATTATAGTTGCTCCAGCCGAAATCTAACAGAGTAATTTGCAGAAGGACTTCCACTAGTTACAAAGGCGAGTGAGTCGCCAGTTTGATACTTGATTTGCGAACCTGTCTTAGCAGCAAAGGAATGGGTAAATGAACAGGTAGTTGTATTAGTATTTGCTTGAGGCAGGGCAGCTACGAAGGACATTGATTGAATGGTTGAGTTGTCAGGATCGACCCATTGGAAGTTAATGTTAGGTAAGGTTGATCCTGTACCTGCTACTGTTTGTAGTGTTAGTGATCCTGATATACGGAATATAGCGTTTGCTGTTGTGGTGTATAGAAGAGTAAGCCCGATGTTGGCTGTTTGACTAACGCTATTAACTTGAGCTAGTTCAGAAGGAATCCCGCCTGCCACGGTGCTTATACCATTGTACTGGTTCATTAGCCCAGTCATGTTGACAATAGGTAATGTAGTTGTACCAGTTAATGTAGGAGATACAGATAGAACTATATTACCTGCTGTACCAGTGGATGTTGATGTTCCAGAGCCTCCACTAACAACTGGTAAAATACCCACTGTTCCGCCATTACCTACTGAAGCCAGACTAACAGGAGGTACTGCTAGCGGACTTAAAGGTCCAAAAGACGGGATAAACGAACTGCCTGTAAGAGGCCCTATTTCACATATAGTAATTGTGCCAGAATGTCCCAGTGGATCATTAAAGGTGTACGTTACAGTATTAGCTCCAGCTAGACAACTGGGTACTATAAAAATCCAGTTAGTTAATATATTAGAACCTGATGTATTAACAGTTTGGCGGATGATTGGAATGTAAACATTGCCTAGAGAATCTGAAACTGCTGGTACAGGAATAGGCTGGCCAACAAGCGTATAAGTCCTCATTGTTACCATTAACGCATCCCCAAGAACATTGTTACCGGGGAATGCTAGAGTGCCACTAGCACCTGCTGCACCTGCCCCCTGTATGTTTGCAGGCAAGCCTGTCACAATCCACATAGCTGCTAACCAGTCTACAGAAAAAGATTCTGACGCTGATGCAGTTGGTGAAGTAGGCAGTTGTTTGAAAAAGAACCCAGATGAGGTACTAGGAACTGAGGTCCATCCTGATGGTGTACCAGGGGTTAAGCCTGCCCCATGTAAACATAAGTATGCTGTTGCAGGAGTTGATGTAGCCGCGCCCGTAATGCTAAGTGTTCCTAATGTTGACTTACCAGAAGTCTGAACTGTGGTTTGTAAACTTCCCAAACCAGGTCCTTGAGTCTCAAAAACAGTCCCTGGCTGTTCAGGTGCCCACGCCCAATTGATTGTACCGCTAGGCGGAAGAACTGGTGAGCCTGTTATAATCGCTTGAGGAGGGGCAGTGAAGGAAACACTTTCTATCCCACCACCACCTGTAGCTGCTGCTGTCTTAGCAACAGACAAGATACGGTTGTCATGGGTATGAAGCCGAGCTTCAATCCAGTCAGCCCACTTGTTCAGTGTGCCGATTTGCTTAGCCGGGTCTGTAATCTTTAGAGGCATTATATTCTATTGAGCGGTAGGACTTCGGCGCTGAAGTATCCAAGAAGCACATCGTTTGGTGAGCTAGACACAGAGGATACAGAAGTAAAAGTGAAACGGTAGTAACGGTAGATTGATGGAAAGCCGGATGTGAAAGTCTTCAACTGACCGAAGATGTTTGTAACAAGCGGCAGGTTGGAGATGATAATATTAGGACTAGCGAAGTCAGATGCGTTAGATGCGCCTTCGATAGTCACAAGGGTGTTAGTGGCACTAGTCTCAAGTTCAACTTCGTTGAGCGTCTTGCGTGTAGTAGGATCGCCCAGGTTAAGCCACGTTGTCCTGATAGTTGAGGTGATGTTGACTGGGGTATCTGTCTCGCGGTCCTGGACACCAGCAGTGTCAATCAGCCGGATGTTCCCGTTCGTATCAACCATAATCCAACGAGGTGTACCATTCAAACTAATATTAAAGATACCACTTGTGAAGTTGTCTGCGAAGTTCCAAATGAACCACTTGTGAAGGTGCATCTCGAACAGGCAGAGGGTATCAGGGGCCGTATTATTCCCCGTTGGAATAGCCAGTACGTAGAAGTTGTATGGCCCGAGGGTGACAGATTCTGCCCAAGCGGTATTTATAGCGGCTGGGTTGATGGTGTTTAGGGTGGACTGAATGGGCGTGCCCATGTCTTTGTATGTGTTGAAATCACTCTCAAGTACCCTGAAGTCCGGCGTGACCCACATCGCCCCAGTAGGAGTGCCTTCAAGGAAGACAATCTTCCAAACGTTCTGGGTCATCAACCCAGTAGCGCTGAACAGCACTTCGGGTGTCTGGAAGCTGAGGTTCGAGTCCCCATCACCAATCACCCTATGAATATGCTTCTCAGTTCCGACGTACAAAACAGTTCCGTCGGACAGCAAGCCTTTACCAATCTCAAATCCTGGACTATACGAAAGAATGTTATTCGGGTCCCAATCTTCCTCAAACCTCCCAGCTATAATCCCAGAGGTCGTGGTAACATCCGCGAGGCTCTTAGAGAAGGCTAGTTGGTTATTGACGATCATGAAGACCCGCCCTTTGTGAAGGGTAGGGAAGGACCCATTAGGGGGTGGCTGATTTCCCAGCACACCTACTCCGTTTCCTGCCGAGTCATTCTGTTGGTATATGTTGCCCAGGACCAAGGTGGTTTCAGCAATGTTGTCGGTGAGCTGAGTTTGGAGATTAGGTATCTGAGCCACCAAATAAAGGGTCGTGGGGTCGCCACCGTCTGCAGTTGATAAGACAACCTTCTGATCCACTTGGGGATCGGTGGAGACAGGGATGTTGAAGATGTTGATCTGGCCGTTGGTTATAGTACCTGTCTGTGCGGAGGCAGGGCTGAGGTCGCTGAAGTTCTGCTTGGTGCTATTGAGGAATGAGACGTAGTAGATACGGCCCACAGGTGAGATAAGGGTGACAACGCCTGCTGCGCCTGCACCAACTGTAGCAACGTCGAACCAGATTAGACCGTTAGCGGCTGTGCCCGCATGTGTCTCGTTAACTTGAGAGGTCGTGTTGACCGTGATAGTTGTCGCGGTGGATGCTGTGGCGGTAACGACAATGTTGAAGTTGCCTGCGGTTACGAAGCCATTAATTAGGAAGTTCTGCCCTGCATAGGCGTTCGCGCCGCCGCCAGTGATGGTACCAGTGTAGGTAGTCGTACCACCGGAGACAGTCACTTGAGTAAGAGTATATGGACTCCCACCCGTCCCATTCTCCGCTGTGTATAAGCCAGGAGCGTTGAACGTAGGGATAGAGCTGCCTGTCTTACCTGAGCTAACCACTGACTCAAGGTTACCGCCTGATACAACGGACGCACCTTGGAAGGTTGAGGTTGAGGAAGGAGCTACGAAGCCGTTCGTAGGAAGGAACCACTGAGTAGAGGCTACCCAACTTTGGCTGCCGCCAATACAAACCCACTTGACTGTGCCGCCGTCAGAGGTAGTATCACCATACTGAGTCTTCCAGGTAGGTGTGCTGCCGCCAGTTGTGCCGCCTACTGAGCAGACCTGTAGGTTGCCGTTAGTATCCTTGATGACGTTGAAGTTAGTTGAGCCTGACGCCCATGCTGTTACTGTAGTAGTAGCGGGCCAGGTTGCTGAACCTAAGTTCAACCAAATCATGTTGTCGTCGTAGATGTACGTGCCAGCAGCGCTAGTTTGGAAGGCTGGGTTGGAGAAGCTAGCTGCTGATGTACCACCGCCTGTTGATGTAGCTGCTTGAATATAGATGGTCTGGTTGAAAGAGTTGGTAAGAGGGTTGAACGCCTTCGTGACTGGGCACGGCTCAACGATAGCTGAGGCTGACTCGTTATTTTGGACGCTGCCTTGGTGAGGGAAGAAGGTGCTGTGCTGCCAAAGCTGACCTTTATTCGTTGGGGAGTTCGTATTGCCTACACCGAAGAAGAACCACTTTAGCCCAGTGGTTTCTGTGTAGGTCCAGCCGGGAGTAGCAGCGAAGGGGGGCTTGACTGCACCACTGGTGCCGCTGCTATTGGCTGTGCAGAACAGCGCATTGGTTTGGGCATCCCAAATGACTGCAGGAGAGTTGACTGTACCTGAGTTAATGTAGTTCGTGAAGGTACTGTTAGCTTTCCAAACACCAATGGGACCTTTGTTCGTCCAGGTGATTGTGCCGTCGGTGGTAGTTCCACCAGATGTTTGATTCCAGGTTGGCTGGCCAGTGCTGGTTGTACCAAGTGTGGCGCTGGTATTAGTGCCAAGGGCGTTGACACCAACGAGTTGTTCAGTGTTGCCATTAAAGTCAACGATGCAGCCGAAGGTGGAGAACTCTGTGCTGGCAGTCCAGGGTTGAGTTGAGCCAGAGGCTGAGGAAATACCAGGGGCTGAGGTAGGGGCGATAATACCCCACTTGCTTGAGCCATTAGCAATGTTCCATGACTTTAGGTCAGCCGTCACGCTATCAGTGAAGAATTCCCAATCTCTGGAGTTGACCCCACGAACGATACCCGCGCCCGCAGAGGGCGTGAAGATATTCGTAAAGGTGCTACTAGCATCCCAATACCCAACGTTGTTGGTAATGGAATTCGCTCCAGTCGCATCGCTAGCTGCGGCAATAAAAGCCCGCTGGCCAAGAGCGTTGTTCTGGTAGTTCAGTAGCGTGTTAGCTTTGATGAAAGGGTTTGGCATTACGAACCATCACCGCTGCCAGTATCTAGCTGAGGGGTAAAGAGTTTGTATCCAAAGCGGCGCTTCAACACATTCGTGGCAGGCGGGAGTATATTAGTAAGGAGTTCAAACATATCTTGGTTCTGAGCGGGAGGCAAGGTGAAGTTATCCACACCAGCAGCCAGCCACTCCTGCCGATAGTAGCGGTATACCTGGTTGTCTTCAAGTCGTTGGGGCTTTGTTTGAGCTTGGGGCATGTTAGATCAGGGGCGGCAAGAAGCCGAGTATCTGTTGGTTGACGTAGCTTCCTACGTCTGGGCGGATGAAGTTGACGCCTTCGGGGAAGAGGTTCTTATCCCAAATCATTTCTGTCAGACCTTGACGATAAAGTTGGTATGACGCCTGAGCTTCTTGGTCCTTACCCAGGAGTTTGAATGCATAAGAATTCACACCACTAATAACAACATCCTTGTAGTCATCAGGGACTTGCAAGAAGTCGTTGGGATCAGTGAGGTTCAAGCGGTTCTTGAAGTACTTGAACCTAATGATATAAGCGCCCACAGGCTGCAGAGTGTTGACGATTGGGGGCACGCGACCCGTGGTGGTTAGGCCAGAGGTAGGTTCAATAAAGTCCGTACCAATGGCAATCGGGGAGACGTTCTGCAACGTCTCAGTACCTTCGTTTGTTACAAGACCATTAACAATAACTGCGACACTAGCATAAACATTATAGCCGTTATACATCTCACCAGAGGTGGAAGTAGGGATTGGGACGACAGGACTTTTAATAACTGCCAGCTTATTAGCTGGAATGAATATCTGACCACCTGCCTGGGTGTTTGCAATGATGTTGCTTGAAGCTGTGCTTTCGCCACCGAGTTGGTCCGTGAATGTAACCTTAACGATATAGGTGCGGGCAGCTAACGCACCACCTGTAGTGGTGGTCATTACTGGAACTTGAGGAAACGGTTGGTTAGTATTCTGGTTATCTGGGGCCGGGTATATCTCAAGGATGTTCGGGTTGTTGGGATTCTGGATGAAGTTGCTAGGCAATCCTGGGCGTTGCACTCCCGAAGGGGTGATAAGGTTAGGACCGATAGGCGGAGATGACAGCCACTTCAATCCCCGCAGGTTGGTGATATCGTAGACTTCCTGCTTGTTGATCTTATCAACGTCGTTCAAGTGGAGCCCTGTATCAACAGTTCCAGGCGGCTGGTCTTGAGCCTGGCCAAGCCAGTACTTAGTTTGACCACGGTCGGTCAGAAAATACAAAAAGTCGCTGGATAAAAAACTCCAACGACTAAACCGCAATACCTGTTTGTGAACACGGTTCGTGTAATCAATCAGAATGCCCAACCCCGGGTTGGTGGTTGTAGACAACTGAGAGTGAATGTCCTGAGACGTTCCATTCACTATATCTTGGACCTGCGGGAAAGTAGTATAAGGCATTAGTATCCGCTAACTACGATTATTGTAATTTCGTTGAACCAACGGCTGCATTAACTTTTTCGTAAGTACGCATCCCACCTAAGCCCAACATACCCAACAACAATGTCATTAAGGTACCAAGATCGAGAGTAGGGAATGCCGTAGGGTGCTTAATTAAAGCTGAGACCCAAGTAAAGATGGGGCCAAGGATAAACTGACAAGCGAGCCCGGAACCACATATCCACCCTATAAAGGGTCTCCAACCAGCAACAAAGATACTTGCATTAGAGGCTTCCTGCTTATCAACTTCGATTTGAGCAGTGACCTGTTGGACTAGTTGCTGTTCCAAGCCAAGACGAATAGTTTCAAGTTGGGTCTGTGCTTCGAGAGCTTTCTCAGGTGAGACTTTGAATACTCCAACTATCTTTGCAAATGCATCACCTATTGACCCGCCGATGATACTTGAGATGTCGAACCCCATGTGATTGTCCCTCCTTGCTGATTTTGGTTATTGCTTTGGTAGTAGTAATATGGAGAATAATATGGAGGTTGGGGATAAGGATAACATGGAACATAGTATGGTGTTGCGTACCCACCACGCCCACAATGTGGGCATCGCCCACAGTGAGGACAATCGCAATTAACAGGACTGGACACGGCGTAACCACCCTCTCAAGAATGTGTATAGTTCAGGTTTCTGAGCGACTAGATTAGTATAGTAATGACTCTGACTTGCTCTGATCTCTGGAAGAAGGGTGCTAGCAAGGGACCCATTTATGGTGGATTCTGTCGCTCGTCCCCATTTTCCATCCACTCCACAATGTTCGCCCACGTCATTTAGAGCGATCTGGCAGAGCGTGATTGCTCGTTTCAAGCCCATGTTCACGGACATGTCGAGCAACTTTGTTGCCACGTCTTGGTTGTTCAGGTCGCCGTATAGCCAGTAGTCGTGATGGTAAATTGCAGCGGCTGCGTCTGCCGTCAAGTGACGGACATCAACATCAGGGTAGGCTCGTTGGGATATCCCGTAGTTTGTTAAACCGCCAGGGTCACGGGGGTTGTCAACCAACCCACCCTCATTGGCAAGGACTACTTTAATGGCGACGTTGAAATCTGTAGGCATGGGTATTAGAAGTTCGGGTTAGTCGCCGGGGTTCTGCCCATCTTCTGCATAATTTCTTTATATCGAATGTCGGTCTGGGGTTGCATGATTCGCATCTGGGCTTTTAGGCCGCCGTCAATTTGAGTACGAAGCTGTTCGGCTATAACTGGATCAACAAAGTGCTTGCCAGGGCCGTACAGTTCAAAGTTTAGCCGGACGCCATCGTGGACCTGGCCAAACAAGTCGTGCTCAGGAACGGTGATCCATTCCCAATTGGCTTTGTCCCTAGCATCTTCGATGCGTTGCTGGGTTACATTCAGCTTAGGTGCCGTCGGTGCTGGAACCTTATTGCTGGTCGCTGCTTTCACTTCTTTTACTTCAGTGCCGATTGTGTCAGCCATTGGATTACCTTATTCCTTGTGGGAAGTTTTGAAAGTAGGTAGGGGGAGGGGTAGTACCTCCCCCACCTAGAAGAGGGTCAATTAGTTCGTAACGGAGTTCTGTCCAGCAGACTGAGCCGCGTAAATCCAGTTTTGGTTGGTGATGATCGCTTTGAAAGCGAACTTGTAACCCAACTTACGGGACTGTTGCAGTGTGTCAGTCTGTCCGCCAGGAGCAGCCGCATACACGCGGAGGTTCTGGAGGTCAGTGATTTGGTAGGCATTGCGGCCAATGGCGAAGCTAAAATACGCCTTGTTCGCACGGCCAGCCGTCGCTGTCGTGACAGGGGCAAAGCCAGGAGCGTTCGACTTAACGAAACGGAATCCAGCGAGCTGTCCGAATTCACCGCGCCAGATATTATCCGGCTTGGACAACTGGTGGGAAGCCTTCCAGTCGGGGTCCTGTTGCAGCACAGCATGGACCTGAGGGGCAACCACGAAAACATAGTTCCCATCATCATACGGGCGAGCGCCCTGATCCATCAGGTTAGCGTGAATGGCCGTCGAATCGACATAGCCGAGTTTGTCAGCAGCCGTGATCGTGGTCGCGGTCTTGCCGTTGGGGAAATAGGTAGAGGTCGCAGCAGACAGAACGTTGAACACAAGAATGTCATACGTTTCCGCAGCGTGCAGCCCAAGGACATACAACGCACGTCCAACCACATCATGCTTGGAAGTGAGTTCCGCCAGGTCAGACAAGCGCAGCACGAGGCCGTACTGTTCTGCCACAGCGGTAAACTGAGACATCGCCAGACCAGTCGCATCCGGCATAACACCCTCGACCAACTGCGACGGAGAGGTGCTGGTTGTCAGCTTCTCCAAGCGGTTGAACTGGATGCTCTTGCTCGAATTCGAGGGGATGGGGTCTTTGTCGCCGAACTGGTCGAGCACCGTCATCAGGACGGCAACTTCGAGCAGCTTCGCGCTAAAGTAAGTCTGTTGGTCGCTAGCGAGCGAACCAGCAGGGCCGGGCGTACCAGAAGCTCCCGTGATAACTGTAACGATGTCATCACCGAAACCAAACAGTATCCCGACGAGGGACATAAGCTTAGAGCTATTGAACATTTGAATTCCTATTTGTACCCATTAGAAATCTAGTCGAGCCCCTCTCGCTTCCAAGTCCTTGATCGTTGCGCGGATACCGTCGAGAGACTTAAACGAGGGTGCCTTTGCAGCTTCAGTGGATGGGTTTAGCGTTCCGGGTTGTGCGGCGGTTCTAACGGGTTGATTTTGAGATTGAGTCTGGGACTTGTTAGCCGCCAGTAACTCAGGCAGTTGCATCCCTTGGCCA